CATTTGACGAGCAGGCTGATAGGAAGTACGGCGCTGATGGTGTTAATAATATTAGCACACTACCATTTCCTAATGTTCCATATGTGAACATAAACAGTATTGGGAAGCAGTGGATAAGGAGGTTTGCCCTATCTTTGGTCAAGGAGACCCTTGGACAGGTAAGGTCAAAACTGTCATCTATCCCAATTCCTGGGAATGACATTAATTTAAACGGAGGAGCCTTGATATCGGAGGCTAAAGATGAGCAAAATTCTCTAAGAGAAGAGCTTAAGGCTGTTTTAGATGAATTGGTCTACGGAAAACTAGCAGAAGGTGATGCTCAACTCCAGAACAGTCTAGAAGAGGTAGTTAAGCACATCCCAGCCGGAATATATGTGGGATAAATAAATGACTAACAAATGGACGCAGCCAACTTCTCCTCCGCCACCACTTTTCGTTGGTAAGGCCGAGAGAGACTTTGTTAAGCAAATCAATGATGAGGTCATTGAAAAGGTTGTTGGTCAACAAGTATTATATTTTCCAATTGATATGAAGACCACAAATTATAATGAGTTGTATGGCGAGGCTATTAAAAAAACATTCCTCCCCGCACTACGAGTGTATGCTTTAGTAGATTATAATGACTCAACAAGAGTACAGGAGAAGTATGGATTTGATAATGTATACAACATTACAGTACATTTCCACAAAAGAAGATTAACAGGCGATCAAGATCTTTTTGTGCGCTTGGGAGACTTTGTTCAGTATGATCAGATGTACTTTGAGATTGTAGATGTTTTTGAGCCCCGATATCTTTTTGGACAAGACAGTGATTTTGCTGATGGAACATCTTTGGAAGTATCAGCAGTCTGTCGCCAGGCAAGGGAGGGATTATTCAATGCCCAATAGAACAAAACTAAATGAACAACGAAATGCAGTCTATCCTTTGGCCCCATCATCTATTGAAAATATAGATCAAGCTATGTTTGACTATATCAATAAAGAGTTGGATATTTTTTGTGACACAAACGAAGGATTCAAAAAAGTAAAAGTTAAATTTGCTGGCACTGAGCGTGCTTTCGACATCAAGAGTGACCCAATGCTTCGAAGTGTGAATGGTCGAACTCTAGAGTATCCAATAATATCTGTCAATCGTGAATCCATGGTTGCTAACCCAGAGAACAAGGGTCGATATGGAGTCTATATACCTCCTTATTTTGATTACTATGAACAAAATGGCGCTGTTGAGATTGCCAGAGTAGTGCAGCAGGACAAAACAAAGAATTTCGCTAATTCCAATGCGATTAGGAAATCATCCTCTAAGAAGGATCCTAACCGTCAAACATTTCCGGGGCAGAATAAAAATATTGTCTATGAGACTATATCGGTACCCATACCTACATTTATTGAGGTACAATACACCATCTCTGTAATAACTAACTACCAGCAACAGTTGAATGAGATAGTCACCCCTTTTATAACGAAGACAGGAGTGCCTAGTGTTTTCAAGATTAAGAATGAAGGTCATTCATACGAGGCTTTGTTTGAGAAAAACTTTACTTTAGACGGAAATCAGAACAATATGGGTACTGATGAGAGAGTTTTTTCTGCCAACTTTACAGTAACGGTTCTTGGACATCTCATCAGCGCCGGCAAAAACAATGAAACACCTGCTGTAATAAAATCTCAGTCCGCTGCCAAAGTAACAATGCAGCGAGAAAGAGTAATTGTGGGAGATATCGCAGACTTCCACAAAGACATTAAAAGTAAATACCGTCCCTAACCAAAAGGTTGTTTGTTGGGTGGTAGTTTGACAGTTTTCGTTACTATTTAATAAGAGCACAAAAGTAAAAAGTGCGTAAACGTGATCACTAATAAGGGGAAGCAGACTCGATGGCTGATAATTCTTCAAGAAAGTTTAAGTTCATTTCACCCGGTGTTTTTATAAATGAGATTGATAATTCTCAAGTACCTCAAACACCAGGAGATATTGGACCAGTTGTAATTGGATTGGCTACAAAAGGTCCAATGATGACACCAGTAACAGTTAATTCATTTTCTGATTTTGTAGAAACATTTGGCGAACCAACTGCTGGAAATCAAGGTTCGGATATGTGGAGAGACAATAGTCTCCAAGCACCTACCTATGGATCTTATGCCGCTCAAGCGTGGCTTCGGAATAACCCCACTCTTACTTATGTCCGCCTTGGCGGTGTTCAGGACCCTGAAGCTGAGACAACAGGATATGCTGGCTGGAAGGCAGGAACTCTGAGCAGTACTGTCACCGAGGGCGGCGCTTGGGGATTGTTTGTATTCCCATCTTCTTCTTGTACTCCTGCTGCTTGTACACGGGTTACGGGAGCCCACGCAGCAACATTCTACCTTCCAGAGGGAAGAATAGGTATCAATGGACTAACTCAGGAACAGGGATATACTGGCGGTACGACCCGCTCGACCAGTGCCGGTGACCTATATATTACTGACACTGATGGAACCTTCACCCTGGCATATGCCACCGACGGAGTTGCAGGCAATGCTAAGAAGGTCAAAGTAAGTCTTGATCCAAATCATAAAAACTTTATTCGTAAGGTATTGCCTACGAACCCAACATTTACTAATTCTACCATTACGGCTGCTGCTACAAGAACAGCAAACCTAGGTGGTGGCTTTTGGCTGGGCGAGTCTTTCGAGCACGCCCTCGGTCAGCGGACCTTGTTTGGTGCTGAAACAAACAAGGTTCTGACAGGAAGTTCTGTAGGCGTTTTGGGCGCTGCTGATGATGCAGCCTCGGTCCTTAACACTCGGTTTCATGTTATGGTTCTCCCGTTGAGAAACCAGGGGGCAACCTCACAAGTCCAGAACGACCACCAATATGCTGGCACCAAAGCAACGACAGGCTTTTTCTTCTCTCAAGATCTTAATACAGACGCTACTGTGTATGATCCAGTGGACAAGCAGAAACTTTTCCGCTTTGAGGCACTTAATGCTGGAAAGAGCGTACAAGAGAAAGTAAAAATATCTATCTCGAACATTAAAGCCCCAACAGGTGATTTCCAAAATTATGGCACATTCAGCGTTCTTGTTCGTGCAATGAACGACAACGACAATGTTCAAGTTATCCTGGAAAGATACGATAACCTAAACTTAAACCCGGCATCTTCTCAGTATATCGCCAATCAAATTGGTGATATATATGAGCAGTATGATCCCACGACAAAGACAAATCGCCAATATGGCACATACACTAACCGATCAAAATATATCCGTGTTGTTATGGACGAGGATGTTGATCGTGGATCGGTCGAGGCAGAACTCTTGCCATTCGGTGTGTTCGGTCCCTTAAAATATAGAGATGTTTCTCTGATTTCGGGCTCTGCGGGATTCCAGCCACTGGGAACTCTTACGGCAGGTGCCCGTGCCGGAGTCGATACTATGGCTGATGGCGACGGCGCTGGTATTTTCGGTGCCTTTGGTGGCGGTGCAACAACAGACGGAAACGGTATTTTTGGTGGTCTTGACGATGTTACGGGCTTCACTGGATCTATTGTTTTCCCGAGTGTTCCTCTTAGAGAAACATATGCCTGGGGCAGTCCCAAATCAAAGAAAGAAACCTTTTGGGGTGCTTGGGTACACAAGACATCTCAGGATGTCAACCTGAATCCTTCAGTAGTTGATATGTTGCGTCCTCGTGCAAAAGGGCTCGAATCTAGCCCTGAATCTACGGCGCATGATATTGCCCCTAGTACTTCAGGACGAGCAGCCACTGGTGGCTCCGCACTGAAGGCTTCGGACCCTGTGCAGATTGCATGGGCTTTCAGCCTGGACAATGTTAGTGGATCTGGTGGTAATCTCTTCTATATTTCTGGCTCTCGCAAGGCAGGAACAAGTGTGAGTGCTGCAAGTGGATCTTATACCGGATCTTTGGATATCGGCGCTGATCGATTTACGACAGTTCTGCATGGCGGATCTGATGGATTTGACGTCACAGAAAGAAACCCATTCAGAAACTCTTTGATGACTACTACTTCTACGGAAGCAACGAGTTATCCACTGCATTCTCTCAAGAGAGCAATTAACCTGGTAGCGGACCCCGAGCAAAGTCAGATGAACCTGATTACGATGCCGGGAGTCACAAACAGTCAGGTTACAAGCCACCTTTTGGACACAGTTGAGGACAGAGGGGACTCTCTGGCTATCATAGACTTGGAAAATGTATATGATGCTGATACAGAAAGTTCTGCAAGTGCAGCGGCACGCAATGCTTATACTGTGAAACAGGCAGTTGACGGAATTAAAGACAGAAACCTGAACAATAGTTACGGTGCTGCTTACTATCCTTGGGTCAAGATCCAAGATACTATAACTAATAGAATTCTGTGGGCTCCTCCTTCGATTGCAGCCCTGGGTGCGTTGTCTAATACAGATCGTATCGCCGCCCCTTGGTTTGCTCCCGCTGGTTTTGCTAGAGGTGGGCTTTCTGAAGGCGCTGCTGGCATTCCAGTCTTGGATACATCGAAGCGTCTGACATCAGACGATAGAGATAGTTTGTATGATGCAAACATCAACCCAATTGCCAAGTTCCCTGCTGAGGGAATCGTGGTCTTTGGGCAAAAAACCCTTCAACAAACGGCATCAGCCTTGGATCGGATCAACGTCAGAAGACTTTTGATTTTCTTAAAGAGAGAAATATCCTTTATCGCTTCAAGGCTCTTGTTCCAACAGAACACCAGAGACACTTGGAACGTGTTCCTAGGTCAGGCAAAGCCATTGCTTGAAACGGTTAAAACAGAGTTTGGTATAGACGAGTTTAAGTTGATACTGGACGAAACCACAACAACCCCAGATTTGATTGATAGAAATATTATTTATGCTAAGTTAATTGTCAAGCCTACCCGCTCCGCCGAGTTCTTTGCAATTGATTTTGTTGTTACAAATAGTGGGGCAGGATTTGAAGATTAAAATTTAAAGTCTTCACTATTTACTATATGCTAAGAGGAGAAAACATCTAATGGCTGCTGATCTTTTTTGGTCAAATGTTAACACGGATCCCAAGAGAAGGTTTCGGTTTACGGTTGGGATAGGAAATATTCCAATCTGGACTGTTAAGACGGCTGCAAAGCCAAGAGCGTCGGTTAACGTGGTTGAACACAGTTTTATTAACCATACGTTCAAATATCCAGGAAGAGTTACTTGGGAAAACATCTCAATGACCCTTGTTGATCCAATATCTCCAGACTTGGCACGAACCTTTCTTGATAAACTGAGAGGCGCTGGGTATGAGTATCCTACTACGTCAAATGTACGAGGTAGTATTAGTAAGAAACGCTCTGTAGAGTCTCTTGGAAGCATAAGAATTTCTCAGATTGACGCTGACGGTAATCCTATTGAAGAATGGGACTTACACGCTCCGTTCTTAACAAGTATTGATTTTGGTGGTAACTTAGATTATACCGCCGACGAGATGAACGAAATCGCTATCGAGGTGGCGTTTGATTGGGCAGAGCTTGTAAAATCTGGCAAGGCTGTCCCGAGCATGTTAAGATAAAGAGTAATAAAAGTTTCTTAGAAAGGTTATAAATGAGTAGAAATGAAAATAGAGCAGGTTTTATACCTGACTTAACACCCGATGATTCAGATATGACAATGGGTGC